ACGGTGCCCTCCGCCCAACGTTGCCACGCCCGGCTGTGCGCATCGTCGGGCCAGCGCGTCGTGATGCCGGCGCCGACCGCGTTGCCGGTCCAGAGATCGACGATGCGGCTGGCATAGGGATCGTTGCGCACGGCATCGCGCGCGCGGCGCGCTACCGTCGCCGCCGCCGTGCCGATCTCGGCATTGGCGCTGCCGCCGGAGGGCGCCCAGGCGGAGGCGCGCCCATCCTGCGCCGCGGCGTAGCCGCGGAAGGCCCGCCAGGCTCGGATCATCCGCTCGATCACGCGCCACCCCCGCGCGCGAAGCTGGCGAGCGTGACCGAGGGCCGCCGCGCGGCACCGTTTTCGGCGCCATGCAGCACCGCGAGCGCCCGCCCGAGTTCGTCGAGGCTGCGGTACTCCACGGTGCGCCCCTCGAAGCTCACCCGCGTGGTGCCGCCGGTGTAGGCGGCCGCGAGGGCGGCCGCACGGCTGCCCGCCGGCTGCGCCAGCGCCCAGGCGAGGACGGCGGGATCCATCACGCGGCCCGGAGCGTCGGCAGCGGCGCCGCCGCGTTGACCAGGTAGGACAGCCCGCTCGGCGGGTTCGGCATGATCGGCACGCCGGCCTGGTGCGCCAGCGGCGCGAAGAACCCGTTCTCGCTCCCCGTCGTGCCGCCGCCGGCGCCGCCGTCCGCCGCGGCCGAGCCGAGCAGCAGGGTGTTGCCGCCGCTGAAGGCCTGGGTGCTGGTGCCGCGCACCGAGGGCGTGCCCGAGAAGCACAGCAGCAGCCACCAGACCCCGGCGGAGATCCAGCGCGGCTGCGCGAAGGGGCAGAGCGCCGCGCCGGTGGTGGTCTCGGCGTCGGCCAGCGGCTCCTCGATCACCGCCCCCGGCCGGCCGGCGCCGTTGTCGGCGGCGAGCGCCATGCGGAGGAGGCCGGCGGCGCCGGTGGTCACGCCCACCGCCATGGCCGAGAACAGCCCGGGCCGGGCGAGGACGTAGGGCACGCAGTACAGCCGGTTCGCCGCCATCGCCACCGCGCCGCCCACCGCGCGCGCGTGCTGCGAGGCGTAGAACCGGCCCGGGACGTAGGGCAGCATCGCCGGCGCGGGCGGCAGGTGGTGCTGGAACAGAGCGGTCATGCGAGCGGCCGGATGCCGAGGGTGAGCAGGCGCTCCGCCGCCTGGTCCACCGGCGCCGCGGCAAGGCCGGAGCGCAGCCGCAGCCACCGCCAGCCGAGCAGCAGGGTGGGCGGCAGGGTGAGCGCCCGGCCGCCGGCGACGGTCAGCACCACCTCGTTGCCGAGGTGGTCGTGCAGGTCCGCCCAGGCCGCGGGCTCGCCCTCGTCGAGCGAGCCCTGGACGGTGAGCGGGGCGTCGGTCCAGGCGGCGGGGAGCAGCAGCAGGCAGACGCCGTAGCCGACGCTGGCGACCGGCGCGCTCAGCGCCTGGCTGGCGGCGATGCTGGTGCGCACCGGGACGATGGCGGTCATGAGGGTCTCCAGGGTCAGCGCAGCCAGCCGCCGCGCGGCGCGAGCCAGCCACGCGGGCGATGGGTCTCGGGCACTTGCGGCGCCGGCGGCGGCGATTGAGAAGCGACGTTCCCAGCAGCGGGAAGCTCGCTCGGCCGCAGCGAGGCATTGGCGATTTGGTCCCGCAGCTGCTGCCAGAAGCGCTCGCCGTAGCGGTCGGCACCGAGCAGCCAGAGTGCCGCGCGCGCCAGCACCGCGCAGTCCAGCGCTTCATTTCGTTCCCTGAGCTTCGCCCATTCCTGCCGGGCGAAGCCGCGGCGGTCCTTCACCGTGCGCAGCTGCTCGGCGACGAGCTGCTTCACCCACTCCGCCTCGATCGCCCGCGGCAGGTGCACCCAGCCGGGCGGGAACTCTGCGGCATCGCCGCGCCCGAGCCAGAGCCGGCGGTAGAGGTCGGCCTTCCAGGTGGAGACCGACACCGTCCACAGCTTCAGGCCGCGGCGGAGCTTGCGGCCATCGACCAGCGCATCGACCGGCGTCGGGCCCTGCACCGGCTGCGCCCGGTTCCAGCCGTCCACGCCCTTGGTCGGCGCGATGCGCGAATCCCGCAGCCGGCGGAGATGGCCATAGACCGCCGCCGTGTCCCGCCCGCCGGTGTCGACGCAGAGCCGGGCGATCTGCATCGTCCCGCCACCAGACCGGGGCCAGTCGCGCGCCAGCAGCTTCGCCAGCGCGTCCCACGGTTCCCGCTCGCGCGGGCTGCCGGGGATCACAACGTGGTCCACCAGCCAGGAGGAGAAGCCCTCGGCCCAGCCCCAGACGTCGCATTCCAGGCGGTCGTCCTGCACGTCGATGCCAGCGGTCAGCACCAGCGCGCCCGGCGGGACGATGCCCATCCGGAAGTCCTCACGCCGCTCGACGAGGCGTTCCCAGTCCGGCGCCTCGCCCTGCTCCTGCCAGGTCTCGCCGAGCACGGTGTTCTTGAAGGTCTTCAGGTCCTCCGGCTTGCCCTGCGCCGCCTCCCAGTCGCGGGCGATCTGCTCCCAGGACAGCCAGCCGACCGGCGAGTAGAGCGCCGAGATGTGGAAGCCGACCGTGTGCGGATCCTGCGCCTCCGCCGTGGCCCGCCACTGGCCGCCGGCCAGCATGGCGGTCTTGTGGTGCTCCTCGATCGGCTCGTCGCAGCTCTCGCAGTGGTAGCGGACCGAGCGCGGGTCGCCCTTCTCCCAGCGCAGCCGCTCGAACTTCAGCCATTGCATCTCGCCGCAGTGCGGGCACGGCACGAAGTAGCGGCGCTGGTCGGAGGCGGCATATTCCCGCTCGATCCGGCTGCGCCCGGCGATGGTCGGCGTCGAGACCAGGAAGGCCTTGCGCCGCCAGCCGAAGGTGCGCGCCCGCGCCTCGGCCAGCGAGATCGGGTCGCCCTCGCCCTCGACGTCGCCGGGATAGGCGTCGATCTCGTCTAGGAACAGGAACCGCGCCGTCATCGAGCGCAGCCCGACCGCGCTGTTGGCGCCGGTCAGCACCAGGATGCCGCCGGGGAATTCCTTCGACAGCAGCGTGTTGCCGGAATCGCGGGCGCGGGCCGGGGCGACCCGCTCCTTGAGCGCCGGGGTCTCCTCCAGCAGCGGGTCGATGCGCTGGCGCGAGAAGCGCTTGGCCAACTCGACGGTGGGCTGCACCGCCAGCGCCGGGGCCGGCACGTGGTGCAGGATGTAGCCGAGCCAGCAGTTGCCGCTCTCGGTGGCGCCGACCTGGGCGCCCTTCATGAACACGACGCGCCGGGCCGGGTGCACCGCCGACAGCGCGTCCATCACCTCCCGCAGGTAGGGCGTGCGCGAGGTGCGCCAGGGCCCCGGCTCGGAGGAGGCGCGGCTGCCGAGGATGCGGTGCCGCTCCGCCCACTGCGAGACGGTGAGCTGCGGCGGCGGGCGGAGCATCGCGCCCATCCGCCGGCGCACATGCTCACGCGCCCGGCTGCCGAGCTCCGCCGAGGCCTGCGGGGTCGAAGCGATCGGCGGCCTCCGAGAGCAGGTCGGTGACGTGCTGCTGCAGGATGGTCTGCAGCAGATGCGGGTCGACGCCGAGCTCGGCGGCGATCAGGCCCGAGACCCGGGCCGGCCAGTTCAGCAGCGCGTCGCGCATCGCGCCGGCGATCTCGTCGATCGTGGCGTTGGCCTCGGCGACGTCGAGCAGCCGGCGCTTGTTCTCATCGAGCGCAAGGCGCTGCGCCTCCACCTTCAGCGCGAGCTGCGCGACCTTCAGCCGGGCGTACGGTGTTCCCTCTGCTTTGTTTGCCTTGGGTGGGCGGGCAGGGTCGGCGGTTTCGGTAAGGCGTCGGCGGGTCTTGTCGATGTCCCAGCTTCCGTCCGGCTCGCGGCCGATCCGCCCCGTCGCCTCCGCCTTGCGCAGCGCCGTCTCGGTGATGCCGATGCGGCGGGCGGCCTCGCGGGTCGAGGGGGTCAGCTCGGGCATGGCGGCGACCTCCCGCCGCCCATGGTGTTCATGACGACCAAGGGCCCGCTACCCTTCGGTGGCGGGCCCTCGACGCGTCCGGCGGGGTTGTCAGGCCGGCAGGTGGTAGATCGTGTAGGACCCGCGGGCGCCCTCCTTGTTCGGGCCGACCTGGCGGACCCGCTCCAGCACCTGCACCTCGATCCCCTGGCGCTTCTTCAGGCCGGCGAAGAAACCGCGGACCGTGTGCTGCTGCCAACCGGTGGCCTCGCAGATCTGCGCTATGGTCGCGCCCTCCGCGCGGCGGAGCAGGGCGAGCACCTGCTCCTGCTTCGTCCCCTCGCGCGGCTTGCGCGGGGCGCCGGGCTCGCGCGCGGCGCGGGACGGCTTGCCGGCCAGGGCGGCGCGGAGGGCCTGAATCGGTCCGTCGAGGGCGGTGATCATGTCCGTCTCGCGGTTGGCCTCGTTGTCCCAGGCGGCCAGCACCGCCGCGGCGGCATCGCGCAGGCTGCCCCGCGGGGCGGACGTGGGCGCGCCCTGGGTGGGTTCGGCCTCCTCCGCGGGGGCATCCCCCTCCGCGGCGTCCTCCCCGCCCGTCGGCGCCGTGTCGGCCACCGGCGCGGCAGCCTCCGCGGCGGCGCGGCGCTCGGCGTTACGGCGGGCGATGGCTGCGGCGCTCTGCTCGTCCTCCTCCGGGGCGTCGCCCGCGTTCGGGTCGATGCCGATGGCGCGCAGGCCCTCGTCGGTGATCTTCAGCAGCATCTCGTCGCCATCCACCGTCCACTTCGCGATGGCGTCGTAGGCGGGGCGATGCACGCCGATCACCAGGTCGTTCTTCAGCAGCGTCTTCGCGACCGTCTGCCGCGCGCCGGCGGGCAGACGCGCGGGCGGGTAGGCCAGGTGCTCGGGGTGCTGCGCGGCGGCTTCGAGGATCGCGCGCTGCGTGTCGGAAAGCTTCATCGTCATGGTCTCCGGTGTCGGGTGCCGACCATCGGCCCCTACTGCCGGGAGCCCCGCCGGCGCGTGCCGGTCGGGGCGGTGCGGGAGCGTCCCGCGTTAGGCGGCGTATTCACCCCGGCGGAAATGCTGATCCGCGATGTCCTTCAGCTTCGCGGTGGCGTCCGTGAGCCAGGCCGCCTCGCCCCAGAGCACCGCCCCCGGGTCTGCGCCGAAGTGGTCCGCGCTGGCCTGCTGCAACTCGGCGAGCAGCGCATCGAACTCCGCCTTTTTCGCTAGGAACGCTTCGAGGCTCCGCTGCTGCACCGCTTCGCGCTTCGTCATCGTGGTCTCCGTCATCCGCATCGCGTGACGGACCATTCGCGCTGTGCCACGCGCGAGCCAAGCGCGATCGTCACAGCGCGGTTTGCGTTCTTCGAGAGATCCCAATCACATCATGATCTCTGCCCGGCAGGAGCTTCCCGCCGATCGGCAATCGAAGCGTGCTGGCGACATTCCTAGCGGTGGGAAGTTCGCTGCCATCAGCACCGCATGCCGACAGGCAGGTGGCTGCGCTGCGGCCGCCGCGCCAGGCTTCCGCTCCGCGCGGACTTCGTCTCCGCGGCATCAGCGTTGGAATGCTCGGCGATGGCGGGGCAAGTCGCCGACGACGTGGCACGCCCCGAGCCGACGACTGGCTCGCCGTCTTCAGCGAGGTGCCGCCCGCCCCTCGAAGCGGTCGGCCATGTCGTTCAATAGCACCGCGACATGCTCCTGCAGCAGCGTCTGCACGAGGTGCGGCTCGGCGCCGATCTGCGCGGCGATCTGACCCGACACTCGCGCAGGCCAGTTCAGCACCGCATCGCGCATGGCGCCCGCGATCTCGTCGATGCGGGCGTCCGCGGCCGCGATGTCCATCAGCCGCCCCTTGCTGCGATCGAGCGCTAGGCGCTGCGCTTCCACGCGCAGGGCCAGCCGCGCGATGGTCAGCCGCCCGAGTGCGGTGGCCTCCATCGGCGGCGCCAGCGGCGAGCCGCCTGGCCGTGCCGTCTCGGTCATGTCGCGGCGCACTCGGTCGATGTCCCAGCTGCCGTCAGGCTCGCGGGTAATGCGCCCGACCCGCTCGGCCTTCTGGATTGCGGTGTGCGAGACGCCAAGCCGCCGCGCGACCTCGCGGGCGGAGGTGGTGCGCTCCGGCATGATCCTCTCCATCGGGGCAGGGGCGCTGGCAATCGGGAGGGGCGCGATGCCAGGCCAGGTTGGAAACTGGCCGGGTCTGGCATCTGCCTCGCTCGGAACGAAACTGTAATGTACGCAATGAGTTGCGAGGCGTTCTTAACGGTCTGGCATCCGCCTGGAACCCTGAAAAAATCTCCTGACGCTAGCGAAGTCGCACGCTTCCGCCCCCCGCATACGCCGGGCCCAGGAAGGACCCTGCGGCTGGCGAGCCACGATCTCGATCAGGCGACGCTGTGGCTCATTCGCCACCGCCGCGTCGAGCTCCATCAGCGCGGCGCAGCTTCTCGATAGACTGGGTGCTTCGCGCGCCGCTACGGGGGCAATTGTAACCTCGCCATGCTGCGTGCACGTGGGCGCCGACCAGAAGGTAAGCCCAGAACGGGAGGAGTGTGACGATCTGCTATTATAAGGAGATCCCTAATAGCAAAACGTCACACTCCTCCGCGTCTAGCGGCCGGGCGGGTCAGGCCTGTGCCGCGCGGCTGGCCGCTACCTCGGCCGGCGATGGCGGCGGCATCACCACTGCGGCGGTGCGGCGAGACCGGGGCGCCAGGCCATAGTGCTCGACCAGCGTCCCGAGCGCGCAGACCAGGATGCCCTGGCCATGCGCCGGGACGAGCGCCTTGCCGTTCCATCCCTGCTGCATGGCCCACTCGCGGATCGAGCATTCCAGCCCGACCACGTGCCAGAGGCTGCTGCCTGCGGGGCTATCCATCCCGCCCACGTGCTTGATCGCCGCCAAGACCTTCTGGCGGGCGCTGACGTGGCGTTCGGTCAGTGTGTCGCCGGTGCCGCGTGCCACCCGGATCAGCGGCATGGTGCGCATGCCGTCGAGGGCTGCGGCACGGAACTGCGTCCGGAAGATCTCCGCGGCCTCGTGCATCTGCGGAGTGATGGAGCCGTTCTCCAGGAGCATGCCGAGGGTGTCGACGGCGCGGCGCCGCTGCACGGGCACGCCCGTCTCGGGGTCGGTGGCGCGCTCCGGGGCAGTGATGGGGCCGTGCTGGAGCCGCCACTTGGAGGGCTTGGACAGGTCCTCGCGCGGGGTGGTCGCGCGCTTGCGCTTGCTGGCCATGGTGGCGTCTCCCGTCAGTTGCTCGTCGTGCGGCTGCGCCCGGCAGCGCTGCGCTTGCGGCGCTCCTCGTCCTCGCGCTCGTCGATGCGGGACTCGCCGGTCAAACGATCGATGTGCCTGCCCTCGCCATGCCGCGCGAAGGCGATGAGCGCGTTGGTGAGGCGGTCGAGGCAGTCGTTGCGACGGATCGTGGCGTGCGTCATCAGGAACGGCTCGACGTACCCGACGTGAAACGGCAGCCAATCCGCTGGGTCAGGGATCCAAACTTCGGCGTGGCTGTACTCCTCCGCCATCATGTCGACGAAGTAGCCGCCATCCGGCGTGCGACGGGTGATGACCTCCGCCGCGGGCCAAGCAACGCCATTCACAGCACTGTGCGACGTGCGCTGGCCGAGCACGTGGTCGAGGGCTGCGTCGTAGTCCTCCCGCTCGACCTCTGCGGCATGCACTGCCTCCATCCAAGGTGGGTAGGGCTCGGTGCTGAAGACACCCGCGCGGAACACGGTGATGCGCTTGGTGATCATGCTGGCCTCCCGCGTCCGGTGGTCTGGTGCGGGTCGCGCAGGGCGGGGCTCCAGCGCGGGTGCGTGTCGAACTCCGATGTGCCGGTGGTGGGGTCCACGTGGTCACCCTCGCCATGCCGCGCCCGCGCGATGAGCACGTCGCCGACGCGCTGCTGCCGGTGGGCGAGTGCGACCGTCGCGTGGCCCTGGAGAAAGGGCAGCACGAACGCGATGTAGAAGCTGAGCCAGTCGCGCTGGTCCGGGACCAGGACGGCCGCCACAGGCTGGTAGAGGCACTCGAACTCGGCGTAGTGCCCGCCCTCCGGCAGCGCCCACCAGACGACTGATGCCTCGCGAATGGTTCCGCCATGGAGCGCGATGCGGTTGCCCTCGCAGTCGAGTTCTGCGGAGACGGCCTCGGCCCAGTCTAGATCGGATGGCTGCGCGTAGTCGCGCGCAGCAATTCGCCAGGGCGGATCGGGCTCCTCGGCGAAGGAGCCGGCGCGATAGACGGTGATCATGGTCTCTCCCTGTGGATGGTCGGTGCGCCGCAGCGGGCAGCGTGGGTCAGGCCGCGGCCGGGTGTGGCTTCGCGGCTTCAAGGCGGGCCGACAGCGCCGCGAGGCGGGCGCGGTCGATGGCAAGGCGCTGGTGGATGGCGGCGTCGAGCCGGGCGCTGAATGCGGCCAGCCGGGCACGCGCATCGGCGACGGGATGGGCCGGTGCCGGGGATGGCTCCCCGCCGAGCATCTCGAAATGCGCCAGCGCCCCGAGGCGGGTCTCGAGCCAGCCCCTTGGATCGGGGACGAGCTCGAGGTCGAACCGCGCCTGCCGGTCCTTTTGGCCGGGCCCCGCCGGCCGGTAGCTCACAACCGAGGAGGAGTGTGAGGATCTGCTATTATGGAGATCCCTATAATAGCAGTTTCTCACACTCCTCCCGTCCTGGCGGGCCGCGTCATGGCTGGGCCAGAGCTCCGGGAAACACCGCGCCATGTCGGCGGCGTTCTCCAGCTCCACGCCGGCGGCGGCCATGATGTCGTGCCGGCTCGGCTGGACCTCCTCCCAGGCCAGCACCTCATGCACGGCGACGGGCAGGACTACATCGGTCAGCAGGTCGATCTCGAGCGGCGTCTCGGGGGTGCGGTTGACCCCGCGGCCGCGCCCGACGGCCTGCACCAGCTCGCCCTCGCAGATCGCCCAGCGCAGCGCCTCGGCGGTGGGATCCGCGTGCTCCTCGCCGGTGGTGGCGTGCACGCCCCCATCCGCCAGCGCGATGCGCCGCTCCACGCGGCCATACCACCACGCCACGTCACCCCGGCTGGTCAGGGGTGGGCGGTTGGTGAGGGCGGCGGCGAGGCGTTCGACTGTCAGGGGCGCCGGCAGCGTGCGGCCGAGCACCATCATGCCCGCGACCTCACGCCAGCGGTCGAGGCCGCTCAGCGCGTTGAAGTGCACCGCCTCGGCGTTGGCCGGCAGACCGAGCGCCCGGAGCGCATCGACCGCCGCCTTCTGGCCGATCACCAGCAGGTCCTTCCCCGATCGCGCCCGGCCGTGCAGCGTCCGCGCCCGCAGGGCGATCAGCGCGGCCATCTCACGCCGGCGCAGCTGGGCGGCGGACTGGTCCCGGGCCGGCGCGCTCGGATCGGGAGCGAGGGCCTTCGCGCTGGTTGGCGCCCCGAGCACCTGGCGAACCCGGACATGCGGCTCTGTCGCCCGCACCGGCTCTGCGACGGTGATGTCCGGAAGGAAGGGCGTGACCAGCTCGGGCCGCAGCGTCGCGTCGAGGTGCAGCACGGGCCCACCGGCGCCCCAGGACTTCCGCAGCCCCGCCCGCCAGGCCAGGCGCAGCGACCGCACCGTGCCGTTCTCGGTCGTCACGTCGCACAGCACCGCGCCGGCCACGTCGTGGTCGTTTTCCAGCGCCTCCGCGATCAGCATCCACATCGCGGCGGTGCGGCCGGGCGGCGCCCAGGGCTCGCCCTCCTTCGGCAGCACGGCGGCGATGCGGCGCCGGCGCTCGGCTGGGTCCATCCCGGGGTAGAGCCCGGGATTACGAAGGCGCCGGTGCTCGTGGCCGGAGGCGTCCCGGCAGATCTGCGGGGTGAGGCCAGCTGCCCGCAGCGCGGCGATCGAGAGCGGCCCGCTCGGCGCGGTGGCGAGCACCTTCCAGAGCTTCTCGCGCGCAGCGTGGAGGTCGGCGGTGGCCTCCCAGTTCTCCTTGTTGCGCGCCGTCCAGCACAGCACCGTGCCGAGATGCGGGCGGAGCCCATCGAGCGTCAGCAGCGCCTTGCCGTCGGTGCCGCGGAGCCCGGCCGCCCAGAAGCCCTCGTCCAGCACCAGCAGGCCGACGGCGCCGAGCTCCTTCGGGGCCATGTGGAACAGCGTGTCGTGTGCGGTGATCACCACCTCGGCGCGGCGCAGCGGTGGCTTCTGCGCCTGGTAGCCGCACTGGTGGTAGAACGCGCAGATCTTCGTCACGCCGTCCCGGGTCACCTTGCAGCTGGTGGTCTCGACGACGCGCTCGACTTCGATGGCGTCGAACGGCGCGGATGGATCGAGGCACATCAGCCGGTCCGGCTCGCCCGGCCGAGGGTCCGGGGCGCTGCGGCCCTTCCAGAGGGCGGCCTCCACGCCGAGCGCCGCGAAGGCGTCGCGCTGCTCCGCCGCGAGGTCGTGCCGCGGAACGCCGACCACCACCGTCTTGCCCCGCAGAGCACCGCTGCGCAGCAGGCCGGCGAGGCCGCGCTGCATGGCGGTGGTCTTGCCGAGGCCCACGGCCACCGGCAGGGCGAGGCGCGGCGGACGCGGCGCGGCGTTGAAGTCTAGGAGCATGCCGCCCCGTGCACGGCCTCGGCCGCGGCGAGCACGGCCCAGTCCGGCGGACCCGGCTGCGGGGCGAGTTCGGCCTCGAGCGGATCGGCGGTCCAGTACGCCGCGACCTCGGCCATGAAGTCGGCGATACGGTCCTCGAGCAGCGCACGCGCCCCGACCAACTCCAGCGAGGCGAGCGCATAGGTGGGCAGTGGCCGCGGCGGGGGCGCGGCGGCAGCGATGATTTCGCGGACCGCCTCGAGGCCCTGCGCGGCCGCCAGGTCGTTGAGGTCGCCAGGCTCCGGCGGGATCGCCACGAGGGCGCCAGCGGCGCGGGCGGCGGCGATGGCGGCAGTGACGCCGGGGTTGTCCACGCGGCCGGGCTTCGTGTCGTTGTCGGCGAGGATCACCAGCCGCGCTGACGGGTAGCGATCCCTGAGGACCGGCGCGACCCGCTTGAGGTTGCCTGCGTCCATCGCGGCGACCACCGGCAGGCCAGTCGCCTCATGCGCGGTGGCGCCCGTCGCCCAGCCCTCGCAGACCAGGATCGTCGCGGCGTCGGCGAGCGGTCCGCCGATCGGGGTGAAGTGGCCGGCCTTCGCACCGCCCGAGAGAAAACGCTTGGTGCCGTCCTCGTAGATGCGCTGGAGCGTGTGGATCGTGCCATCGAGGTCCACCAGCGGCACCACCAGCACGTCGCCCGACTCCATCCGGATGCCGTGCGGGCGGACGCCCTTGCGCTCGAGGTAGCCGTGCGCGGGATCCGCGGGGCCGGCGCTCTCCCAGGTGATCGTCGCGGCGCGGTGCGCGTAGTACCGCAGCTGCGCCTCCCACGCGGCTGCAGGATCGGGTGGCTGGTCCGCGGCAGCGCTGGTACTGGCCGCGGCGGCTGCGGCGGGGCGTGGCCGCGCCGGGTCCCACGCCGGCATGCCGAGCCAGCGGCGCGCCCAGTCGGCCGCATCCTGCCAGTCGCCGCCGCGCTCGCGTGCGATCAGCTCAAGCGGCCCGCCGCCGGTGCCGGCCTCGTGGTCGAACCAGGTGCCGAGCTTCGTGCCGCTCACGACCGCGGAGAGGCTGCCGCGGCGATTCCATCGCCACTGCCGTGCCGTCCGCCGCGCCGGCTTGCCGAGCAGCTCCGTCAGCAAGGACGGCCAGTTCGCGATGAGGGCGAGGCGAAGGTCACGCAGGTCGGAGACAGCGTCGGAAACGGCAGCGGGCGACGATGCGCGCATGCGGGAATCGTCCTGTCTGTCGGATGGGGCGTGAGCTGCGCCGCGCTGATTGCCGGCCGCAGTTGTTCACATGGTCAAAGTAGGTCGATGATGATTACCGCGCAAGAGTATTTAAGCTTGTGTAGTGGAGAACGGATTTCAATATTGGCGACCGCCAAGCGAGAGCGACCGGGAGCGAACTACGTAGGCAGCGAATGTTGGAGAATTTCATCATCTCTACTGCCCGAGCGGTTTGCGATGCGAACCGCTCGCCAAGCTCCCAAGCCCGAGCGGGGCGCCGGCGTGGAACACGTCACAGGTGGCCCCGGTAATCAGCAGCAGGGGGATGATCGTCTGCGGTCCGGCAGGGCGCGTGAGAAGAAAGGCGGGCTCGATCGGTAAATGAGGGTCAGAGGATTGCGTGTCGGAGGGACCACCATGGTCGCCATCATCCCGTCTGAACCCTGCTGCGGCAGCGCGTGCGCCAGCTCCGAGTCGCGGCCGCGATCACCAGCGGCGGCGCCTGCTGCGGCCACGCTGCGCTTCCTTTGTTTTCGCTCGGCTACGCGCGTGACAAGAACGCACTCCCCGCAGTGCGCTGCGCTCGGCATGGTGCACGCGATGAACACAACAGCACCCCTGGCGAGCGCTCTCCTGTTGCGTTCCACGCCATGCGGATTTCGCAGCGCCATCAGTGCATGGCGCCGGACTGCGCGGAGCTGGCATGTGGCGCGCATGCGCCAGACGATCCAGACCATCGACGCCGCGGTCTCCGGCTCGGCAATCATTGGCAGCGTGGCCGGCGATGCTGTCGCTGTGATGATCAGAAACGGCCGATGCCGTGGGACGGATTCCGGGGAGGCTGGGTAATGCTAAGTATGGACAGCATCCCGCCACAGCCGCCGCTGTGCATTCCGCCCCGCTTCCGCGATGCCCGCGGCATCTTCGCCCCTGGCGAGCTGCGGCTGCGCAGCCGCGCTGCCGCGGATCTCGCGCGCGCCGCCGAGCAGGCCCGAGGGTCCGGAGAAGTTCGCCTACACTCGACTGCGCCGCAGCGCCGTCATGCGAACCCCAGGAGAGAGGGAGTCGCATGACCCGACGATCGACCGCGAAGGCGAAGCAGAAGGACGCGGCGCCGCCGGCGCCCACCCTCCCGAAGATCCCGCCCGCGCAGGTGCTGCCGAGGCTCGCGGCGCTCCAGACCGCGACGGCCGCGGAGCTGCGGGAGCAATGGCGGGTGCTGTTCGGCAAAGAGCCGCCGCCCTTCAATCGGCCCTACCTGGTGAGCCGGCTCAGCTACCGCGTGCAAGAGCTCGCATACGGCGGGCTGCGGCCGGAGACGCGGGCGCGGCTCGAGGCGCTGGGCGAGCAGCTCGATGGCGGCAACGTGGTCCTGCGCCGCATCCGCGCCGATAGCCGGCCGCTCCCCGGCACGCGGCTGGTGCGCGAGTATGACGGCGTGCAGCATGTGGTGACGGTCCGCGCAGATGACTTCGAGTTCGAGGGGCGGCCCTACCGGTCGCTCTCCGCCATTGCGCGGCACATCACCGGCACGCGCTGGAACGGTTGGACCTTCTTCGGGCTGAAGGGGAGGCCTGGGGCATGAGCCGCCGCAAGCTGACGGACGAGGCCATGCCCGCCTCGGTGAAGAAGCTCCGCTGCGCGGTCTATACTCGGAAGTCCACTGACGAGGGGCTCGACAAGGAGTTCAACACCCTCGACGCGCAGCGCGAGGCATGTGAGGCGTACATTGCCAGCCAGCGCGCCGAGGGATGGGTGCTCGTCCGCGACCGCTACGATGATGGCGGGTTCAGTGGCGGCACCCTCGATCGCCCCGCGCTGAAGCGCCTGCTGGCCGACATCGAGCAAGGCCTGATCGATGTTGTTGTCTTGTATAAGATCGATAGGCTCAGCCGCTCGCTGATGGACTTCGCGAAGCTGGTGGAGACGTTCGAGGCGCACGGCGTCACCTTCACGAGTGTGACTCAGTCCTTCTCCACGACCACGTCGATGGGACGGCTCACGCTGAACATCCTGCTCAGCTTTGCACAGTACGAAAGAGAGATCATCGGCGAGCGGATCCGCGACAAGGTCGCGGCGTCCAAGGCGCGCGGCATGTGGATGGGGGGCAAGGTGCCGCTCGGTTACGACGTGGCCGATCGCAAGCTGGTGGTGAATGATGCTGAGGCCGCGCGCGTGCGGCGCGTGTTCGAGCTCTTCGTCGAGACCGACTCAGGCGTGGAGACTGTGCGCCGCCTCCAGGCTGAGGGTGTCACGGCGAAGTCGGGCCGGCCGATCGACAAGGGTGACGTCTACAAGATCCTGAACCTACGGACGTACATCGGCGAGGTCACGCACAAGGGGAACGTCTACCGCGGCGAGCACGAGGCGATCGTGCCGCGGGATCTGTGGGAGCGCGCACATGCGGTCCTGCAGGTCAGCCCGCGGAAGCGCGCCGCGCAGAATCGACAGCACGCGCCGGCGCTGCTGAAGGGCCTGATCTACGGCGTGGACGGTCGGGCGCTGTCGCCGACGCACTGCGTAAAGAACGGCCGGCTCTACAGGTACTACGTGGCCCAGCGCGTGCTGAAGGGCGACGCGCCCCGCGATGATGGCATCGTGCGGCGCGTGTCAGCCGCGGAGATCGAGGCGGCGGTGGTGGACCAGGTCCGCGCGCTGCTGCGGCAGCCGGAGGTCGTCGTCGGCACCTGGCTCGCTGCACGGACGGAGGCGCCCGACCTGAAGGAGGTCGAGGTCCGGGACGCGCTGGCTCGGCTCGAGCCGCTCTGGGGTGAACTGTTCCCGGCTGAGCAGGCGCGGCTGATGCGATCAGTCGTTGACCGCGTGGTCGTCGGCCCGGGCGGCGCCGACATCCGGCTCCGGGTGGAGGGGCTGAGCAGCCTCGTCCACGATCTCACGGCCAATGCCCTCTCTGCCTCCACGGTGGCAGCATGAGCGCCACCACGACGCACATCACGGTCCGGGTGCCGCTGAGGATCCGGCGGCGGGCAGGCCGGAAGACGCTGGTGACGCCGGTGGTGCAGGAGGGCGCCGCCGCCGCCGTTCGCACGCGCACGGACCCGGCGCTGATGAAGGCGCTCGCCCGTGCTTTCCGGTACCAACGGCTGCTGGACGAGGGACGCTATGCGTCGATCACCGAAATGGCGGAGGCAGAGAAGATCGACCGCGGATACCTTGGTCGCATCCTCCGCCTCGCCCTTCTCGCGCCCGACGTGGTCGAGCACGTCCTCGATGGCGCAGGCATTCCTGAGCCTTTCGCCGGCCGCCTTTTGGAAGCAGTGCCCGCAGACTGGAAGCAGCAGCGCGTGATCATCGGCATGTCGCGAGATGCACAGTCCGAGTAAGCCGCCGCCGAGTGACGACGGGGTCATCGCGCTGGTCAGCGCATCTCAGGCTGCCCTTGCTAGGCTCTCGAAAGTTGAGTCAGCGGCGTCCTCCTGCACGATCTTCGCGGCCTGCGCGACGACAGGCAGCAGATCCCCAAAGGCATCCTTCCGCCGTACCACCGCGATGCGTGCAGGCGCATTCTCCAGCAGGGCGATATCGTGGAACTTGGCGGCGGCGAAGGCCACCGAGACCGGCGCGGGAGACACGAAGTCGAACAGGGCCAAGCCGCGCTCCGTCTCCACCACGGCATCCACCTGCCATGCGTGGGTCGAGGCACCGCGCACCTCCGCATCGGGCCGAATCTGCCTCCCTGGGAACAAGCGGCTGAGCCGCGCGATCAGTCGATCGGCGGCGGTCTGAGGGCGGCGGTCAGCCGCACGCAGCATTGCCCGCTCCATGGTGCGCAGAACCGCGCTGGCGAGCGCCATGGTCGCGCCGGTCAGCTCCTCCGGGCCAAGATCGCGCAGCGACAGCGCGCCCTGATCGGCTGTCAGTCCTTGAAGGCCAGCGACGTCCTCGGCCTGGCGCCGATAGATGCGGCCAAAACCGAGCGTTTCCGCCTCATCATGCCCCTGGCCGAGGTCCGTGATGCGGAAGCGGCCGGCGCCCTCCTGCTCGATCACCACCACCACCGACGCACCAGAGGGCAACAGCATGGGTGTGCGGAGGTAGGCGCGTCCGCCGAAGACCTCGGCACTGGCCAGCCCACGGCTGATCTCCGCCGCGATCTCGTCCAGATCGGGCGCTGCCGGCGGCGTCGCGATGAAGCTTGTGATGGTCACCTGCCACGCCCTCCCCGTCGTGCCGTGTCCGCGAAAGGCAGGAGGTCATACTGCCACGGCGGCGGCGGCAGGTGAACAAGCGCCGCGATCCGCCAGGCCGCCGCTGCCGCGGCTGTGAAGGCGGCCCAGTCCAGCGGCTCCGGGGCCAGGGCCTCGGCCGCGGGAAGGTTCTCCGTCATCGCCGCTGCCAGCCCGCCGGCGACGCGCGCATTCAACGCCAGCGGATGGCGGTGAGTTGTCTCGATGATCCGGTGGCGGTGCGGCTTCGGCACGATCGGCTTGTTGGTATGGCGGTCATGTGGCCGCCACTCGAAGCGCTCAAAGGGCTGCGGCCGCACCGCAGGCCCTTGCCAGGTAAGGGTCAGCGACACGCTGCGATCCGGCATCGAAGCATGTGCGCGACCCATCAGGCGGGCCCGGTCTTCAGTCACCTCTCCGACATCCAGCGTGGCGGTGAAGCGGAGATAGCTGCCGTCCTCCACCCACTGGATCGGAACACTCGGTGCCTTCTCCGCGGCCAGGAAGGCCGAGAGATCGCTCAGCAGCACCGCATCGGCCGCTTCGTCTCTGTCGGCGCCGCTGGCCATCAACGCATCCTTCGCCCGACTGTGCAGGAGCCGCGCTGCGGCGACAGCGAGGAGGTCACAACGGCACCTCCTCAGCCAAGCCGTGCCGCGACCGCGCGGAAGCGAGCCAGCGCCGCCTCAAGGTCCTCGGCGATGCTGGCGGCGATCTCGACAGGCGGGGGCAGCGAGGCGGGGTCGGTCGCGCCCTCCTCCCGCAGCCAGCTCAGGTTGAGGTCCAGCTTCTCGCGCGCGGCGAGCTCGGCGTAGGTGAAGCACTTGAAGCGTTCGGTCTCTCGCCGCGACCGGCGGTCGGAGAGCTTCGCCAGGCTGACGAACTCTGCCATGTCGGCGTCGCGCAGCGGGCGTTCCTTCAGGGTGAAGCGCTTGTTGGTGCGAAGGTCGTAGACCCACAGCGCCTCGGTCCAGGGCTCCTTGCGGCGCGGGCGGGCCTCGAAGAACAGCACGTTCGCCTTCACGCCCTGGCGGTAGAAGATGCCGGTCGGCAGGCGCAGCAGGGTGTGGCAGTCGAACTCGTCCAGCAGGCGGCGGCGGATCTTCTCGCCGGCGCCGCCCTCGAACAGCACGTTGTCGGGCAGCACCACGGCGGCGACGCCGTTCGGCGCCAGCACGGTCATGATGTGCTGAACGAAGTTGAGCTGCTTGTTGCCGGTGGTGACGTTGAAGTCGGGGCGCTGATAGTCCTCGCGCTCGGTCTCCGCCTCGCCGTCGCCGGTGAAGACCTGGATGGACTGGCGGCGGCCGAAGGGCGGGTTGGTGAGGATCACGTCCCACCGCCGGCCGGGATCGGCCAGCAGCGCGTCGGCGCGGTGGATCGGCGTGACGTCGGCGCGGCCGAGGCCGTGCAGGTAGAGGTTCATGGCGGCGAGCCGCGCGACGCCGGCGACGATGTCGTAGCCGGTGAAGCCTTCCTCCCGCATCTTTCGCCCCGTCTCGCGGTCGCGCGCCTCGGGCTTCTGGCGCATGTGCTCGAAGGCGGCGAGGAGGAAGCCGGCGGTGCCGCAGGCGGGGTCGCAGATCGTCTGGCCCGGCCTGGGGTCCACCACCTCGACGCAGGCCTGGATGACGGGACGCGGGGTGAAATACTGGCCGGCGCCGGACTTGGTGTCGGAAGCGGTGCGCTCCAGCAGGCTTTCGTAGATCGCGCCCTTCACGTCCACGCCGAAGCCCGACCAGCTCTCCGCGCCGATCATGCGCACCAGGCGGTGCAGATGGGCCGGTTCCTCGATGGTGTTGCGGGCGCGGGTGTAGATGGTGCCGACAAGGCCGGGCTGCGTGGAGAGCGTCTCCAGCGTGCGGGCATAGTGCTGCGCGAGCTCTCGGCCGGAAAGCGCGGCGAGGCGCGCCCAGCGGCAGTCCTCCGGCAGCAGGGAGGGCAACCCGTCCTCCTCCCGCTCCGCGTCGAGCTTGAGGAAGAGCAGGTAGGTGACCTGCTCCACATAGTCGCCGGAGCCGACGCCGGCGTTGTTCATGACATGGGCGAGGTTCCAGACCTTCGCGGTCAGGACGTTCTCGGTCTCGCTCATGCTTGTGTCTCGATCAGGTCGGCCTGTGTGGTGCTGCGGCGCGCACGCGGGCGGCGTGACGCGGCCGGCGTGGCGCGGAGGCGCGCGAGCAGGGCGGCGGCGGGCTCGTCGGCCGGGTCCTGCGGGACGAGGCGGCCGGTGAAGGCGGTGTGAAGGACGGATTGGCGAAGCGAGGACAACGCACCCGACTGCTGATCGAGGACCAGCGCGCCGTCTGCATGTTCGCGCTTCATCTCGGCGCATCGTGGGAGGATGCGGCGTAGCTCGGCGGCTGGCGGGATCGGAACCGGCAGACCTTCGATCTTGCTGATGCTCAGCGTGTGCAGGCCCGACGTCGAGGAGGCGGCCGCTTGAACGAACTGCTTCCCGAGGGGCGACATGAACCAGTCGCGCATCCAGCGCCCGAGGAAGCGCCGCACAGGCCGAGCCTTGATTAAGTGGTTCTGGTGAACGCACGGACGGACCTGCCCGCTCCACAAGGCCACGCGCCCAATCTGATCGGCGCTGCCATTGCCCTCAACGAACAGCAGGTCACCGGGCAATAACGCGATCCTCGGCAACTCCCCCTCCGTCACCCCGATTTTGCGGAGGTCAGTGAGATCAATGCGGTCCTCGCCGACGTTCGCGACGCGGAGATAGGGAAGCTGCATCGGGCTGTCGTTGCGCGATGCGTTCTTCGTCAGGCCACCGGACACGAAGCTGAGCTGCGCAACAGTCGCCCATGCCCAGCCGGCCGGCAGCAATGGCAATTCCGCGGCATCTGCTTCTGGAGGTCGTTGATAGGCTGAGGGCCGGCGACCGCGGGCCGTCTCCCCATGTTCCCAGAGGCGCTGGCGGCGGCGAATGACCGCCGCGAGCATATCGCCGCCCGTCTGATTCATCGGGTTCGCGGCGCGCCAGTCGGCGGTGAGGGCGCCGGTGCAGGCGGCGTGGAGGAGGCTGACGCGGAACTGCGTCAGGCTCTCGCGCGCCCGCGCCAGCGCGGCTTCGCCGGCCTCCACCTCCTCGAACAGGTCGTTCACCGCGGCGACGATGCGATCCTGCTCGGCTCGTGGTGGCACGACGACAGGCGCGCCCTTCACCGCAGAGAGGGAGAGCGACGCGAGATTCGTCGTCTGCTTGGCCCCGGTCAGGAAGTAGTCGCGACCGAACTCGTTGAGGTAGAGCGACAGGAAATAGGGACAGACGACGTCATCGCGGACGCGCGCGCGAAAGACGTGGTTCTGGAAGACGCATTGCGGAAGCTGATCTTCCCATACCCATCCCCGGCCTACCTTGTCGCGGTCGCCGCCTTCGTTCAGCAGCACGTCACCAGGCTGGAGCGTCAGCGCTTCGAGCTTCGCTTCCGGGACGCGGATGGTCCGCATCTTCGCGAGGTCCAAGCGACCGCGCTGGACGTTGGCCACGCGCAGATACGGAACCTCAACATGGCCGGGGCCGCCGCGCTTCGCGTCCACCGTGAGGCCGCCGATGACGTCGCAGAGTTCACCAAGCGTTGCCGAGGCCCAGCCTGCCGGCAGCCCCATGCCGGGCAGCGCGTCCATCCTCAGGCCACCAGCGCGTCGGTCAGGTCATCCACCAGCGCCGGCAGCCGCTCCGCGCCGAACAGGGAGGGGGGGCGAGCCGTGCCGCCCAGATGCGCATACTGGTCACGCAACACTTCCATGCTCAGCTCGACATTGCTCGCGATCTCGTCACGCATCAGCCGCAGCCACTCCATCTGCGCCTCGGTGTAGTCGCGCCCGGCCTTCTTCTCGCGGCCGAGCCACAGCTCGAAATTGCGGTTCACGTCTGGCGCGAAGGGGGCCAGCACCGCGCGTGCCCCGATGGCGTAACGCACCAGCCCCACCAAGTCGGTCAGCAGCCCCGCCGGCGCGCGCGTCTGCCCCGCATGGAGGCGCCGGTAGCACGCCCACACCGCCTTGTCGTCCAGCAGCCAGGGCGGCCGCGCCATGGCCGCGCGCAGTTCCTGCAGCATGGCGTAGGTCAGCCGGCGCTGCGCATGCGGCCGGGCATAGAGGATGGCTAGGGCGGCGAGTTGGTCGGCTTCGTCGGCCAGGAAGCGGCCGAAGCGCTCGGTGATCTCCGTGGCGCGGTTCAGGTCGAAATCGGCGGACAGCACGGCGTCGGCCGTCAGCTCGTCCACGATGATCTCCGTCGAGCGCTGCGCCTCCAGGATCGCGCGGCGCAGGGCGGGGTTGGCGGCGAGCGGCCGGCAGGCCTCGGCGCGCAGGGCCTCGGCGGCGGCGTCCCAGGCGGCTTCGTCGTCGGGCGTCGCGGCGCCGGCCTCTCGCGCGCGGGCCTCGATGCGGATGGGGTCGGCGGCGTCCACCAGGGCGCGGGCGAGGTCGGTCAGCGTCGCCCCGGCGGCGGCCTGGGTCAGCTCGGCGCGGGCCGGGTCGGGTAGGCGCCGTTCCAGCCGGGCCAGGCGGCCCGCGAGGGTGGCGCAGGTGTCCTCGTCGGTGTGGCCGAAGGCGACGCGCTCCAGCAGGGCTTCCAGGCTGAGGGTGCGGTCACGCTCCAGCGGCTCGGTCGGCGTCTTCACGCTCTCCGTCACGCCGACCGCGTCCACGATGATGAAGCGGTCCTTCCGCTCGGCAGAGGGGGTCGCGCGCTGGAGGTCGGTGGGCAGGATGGTGCGGGCGCCGCGGCCGCGCATCTGCTCGAAATACTGGGCGCTGCGGACGTCGCGCAGGAAGATCACGACCTCCAGCGGTTTGATGTCCGTGCCGGTGGCGACCATGTCCACGGTGGTGGCGATGCGGAACAGGTGGTCGGTCCGGAAATCCTGGATCAGCTCCTGCCCGCTGCGGCCGGTGGCGCGGTAGGTGATCTTCTGCGCGAAGCGGGTGTCGGCCTCGAAGACTTCGCGGGCGATCTCGGTCACCGTCTCGGCGTGGCTGTCGGATTGGCAGAAGATGAGGGTCTTCGGCACCTCCTGCCGGCCGGGGAAGAGCTGGGCCGGCAGGGCGTCGCGATAGGCCTGCAGCACCGTGCGGATCTGGTTCGGCACCTCCACGGCGCGGTTCAATTGGCCGGGGGTGTAGGGCATGTCCTCGTCCAGCGCGGCGAAGCGGCGGCGGCGCGTCTCCTTGTCGCGGTGGGGGACGGTGAAGCCGGCGGGGATGGTGCCGCCGCGCTCGCCGACCTCGGTGCGGACGCGCCAGACTTCGAAATCCACGTTCACGCCGTCGGCGACGGAGCGCTCGAAGGGATACTGGCTGACCAGGTTCTGCTGGAAGAAGCCGAGGGTGTGGCGGCCGGGCGTGGCGGTGAGGCCGACGAGGAAGGCGTCGAAGTATTCCAGCACCTGGCGCCAGTTGCCGTAGATGGAGCGGTGGCACTCGTCGACGATGATGAGGTCGAAGGTCTCGGGCGGGATGGCGGGGTTGTAGGTGACGGGGCGCTCGGCGTCGTCCGCCGCGCGCTCGAAGCCGCCGCGCTCGTCGTCGGCGTCGTCGAAGGGTTGGCCGCGCAGGACCGAGTAGAGCCGCTGCACGGTGGAGATGACGACGCTGGCCGAAGGGTCGACGGTGCTGCCCTGGAGGTGCTGGACCGTGAACTCCTCGCGGAACAGCAGGCCGGCGCCGGCGGGCGCGAAGGCGTCGAACTCGCGCTTGGCCTGGGTGCCGAGATTGGCGCGGTCGACCAGGAACAGCACCCGGCCCATGCGGACGGGCGGCGAGAGCAGGCGGTGGGTGAGGGCGCAGGCCGTGTAGGTCTTGCCGGCGCCGGTCGCCATGGAGACCAGGGCGCGGGGCCTGCCCTGCGCGAGGGAGGCTTCGACGCCGGCGATCGCCTCGGCCTGGCAGGGGCGCAGGCGCGTCGGGTCGAGCGGCGGCAGGGTGCCCAGACGGGCGCGAAGGCTGCTGCCGGCGCCGAGCATGGTGCGCAGCGTCTCGGGCCGGTGGGGGGCGAAGACGCGGCGGGGGCGGGCCTGTGGGTCGCGTGCGTCCTGGAACAGGGTCTCGGCGCCCGTCGAGACGTAGACGAAGGGCAGCGGGTCGGCCCAGGCGGGATACCTGGCCGGTGCGGCGCGGGTGTAGTCGTCGCCCTGGCGCACGACGCCCGACAGGGTCGTGCCTTCGGGCTTCGCCTCCAGCACGCCGCAGGCGCGGCCATCGAGGAAGAGCAAGTAGTCGGCGGGGCCGGTGGCGGTCGGCGTCTCGCGCACGGCGATGCCAGGGCCGGCGTGCAGGTTCACTTCGGCACGGTCCTGGACGATCCAGCCCGCGGCCGCGAGGCCGGCATCAATGATCTGTCGCGCCCGTGCCTCTGGGGCTGCGTCGCGGCGCCCGCGCTCCTGGCCATCCATACCGGAAGAGTAACACAGGATCGGGAGATTCGAGGGGCTTGGGCCTGCGACGCGCCGGATTCAGGCGTCCGAGGCGTTCAACTGGGCGAAGCGGTTGCTGAATATCCAAGCCCTGCGACGCCGAAAAGATGAGGCAGAACAACGGGTTGAGGCTTGTAGACTGGATCGGGCAAGTCCCAAGGTCCGGAGAGAAAAGCCCGGAGAGAGACGCGCGCCGGGGCTCGCGACCCCACTCGAAGTCCCAAGGTGCGCACGGAAAACGTGGCGGAAGGCCGCGATTCCGCCGGGGGACGTCACAACGGAGAATGTGGTTCGGAAGACCGACTGGAGCGGGCGAAGGGATTCGAACCCTCGACCCCGACCTTGGCAAGGTCGTGCTCTACCCCTGAGCTACGCCCGCCCGCTCTGCGGGTTCCTATGGCAGGCTTTGATCGGCTTGGCAACGGGTACCCCCAGGGTAGAGTTATGCGGTTGCCTTTTTCGCCGGATGTGTCACACACACTGGGCTGGCGGGCGGCGGCCCGCTAGGCTCAGGACTCATTGCCCGAGCCAGAAGATGACGGTGGCGGCGAGTGTTATGGCTGCGAAGAAGGTGTGGGCGCAGCGGTCGTAGCGCATGGCGATGCGGCGCCAATCCTTGAGCCTGCCGAACATGATCTCGATGCGATGGCGCTGGCGGTAGAGCAGGGCGTCGTGCGGGATGGGGCGTTTGCGGCTTCGTGTGGATGGGATGCAGGGCGTGATGCCCCGGGAGATGAGGGCTTCACGAAAGCGCGCGCTGTCGTAGCCACGGTCGGCGATCAGGTTCCGGGTCCCG